ATGGATTCCGCCGCCGTCATCGCACTCGCGCAGGAGCAGGGCTTTGCCGTCTACGCGCTGAGCGTGCGATATGGCCAGCGCCATACCTCGGAACTGGACGCCGCCGCACGCGTTGCCGCCGCACAGGGCGTCATTGCGCACAAGGTGGTCGATGTAGACCTGCGCAGCATCGGCGGCTCCGCCCTGACCGACGACATCGACGTCCCCGACGCCGGTGGTGACGGCATTCCGGTCACGTACGTGCCCGCGCGCAACACCATCATGCTGTCGCTGGCGCTTGGTTGGGCCGAAGTTGTCGGCGCAAATGACCTGTTCTGCGGCGTCAATGCGGTGGACTACTCGGGCTACCCGGATTGCCGCCCCGAGTTCGTGCGCGCCTTCGAAGTGCTGGCCAATCTGGCCACCAAGGCAGGCGTGGAAGGCGCAGAGCTGCGCGTGCATGCACCGCTACAGTTCCTCAGCAAGGCCGACATCGTCCGTGAAGGCGTGCGCCTGGGCGTGGACTTCGGCCTCACGGTCTCCTGCTACCGTGCCGACGCTGACGGGCGCGCATGCGGCCACTGCGATGCATGCCGCTTGCGCGCTGCCGGTTTCGCCGACGCCGGCGTCCCCGACCCCACCCACTACGTCATTTTATCTTGACGCCCGCGTAGGGTAGAATGCGCACCCCGACGCAATGTCGGGTCAGTGGGCCGTTAGCTCAGTTGGTAGAGCAGAAGACTTTTAATCTTTTGGTCGATGGTTCGAATCCATCACGGCCCACCAATGAAATCAGTAACTTAGACGGCGCCGCAGGCGCCTTTTTTGTGCATCCGGGAAAATTGCCGGGAAAATAAGTGGCCGGGAACGCGGTTCCACGGCCAAGTAATTTGAGCAAAGCCCTGCCCTACGGAATCCGGCGAGGCGGCTTTACGACTGGCACATCGTGCGAATAACGCCGCGTCATTTCCTGGGTTTTGTGGCCTGCGGCTTCTTGCTTGTCAGCCAGGTTGCCCTCCGTATCTGTGATGCCACGGTGCTTCAATCCGTGGAGGCTGAACCTCTGAGCCTCTTCGATCACGCCCTCCCGGATAGCGAGGGTCATCATGCGTTGCCACGCGCTGTCAAGTGCCGACTTCGTTAACGGCGTTCCCGATTGGCTGACGACCAGCCGGCGCTGCTCCGGCTTTAGAGGAACGGGCCGCTCGTGCGCGGCCATCGTGCGCCTGCGGTACTCAATCAACCATGCCCACGCGCCGCGCAGTTCTTCGTTCCAGAGCGTGACGTTGTCGCGCGAGCCTTTTCGCCGCCTCGCCAAGATGCCCTGCTCGCCGGCATGCGCGTCAGTGAGATCGGTCACTTCAGCCCCACGCAGCCTCAGGTTGTAGGCCAGGACCATCACCGCATGCAGGTATGGCGAGACGCTGCCTTTGGTGTGCGCGTCAAAGGTGGCTCGCTGCTGCGCAAACCGCAATATTGCAGTGAAAGCGTCCTGCTCCGGCATCGTGTGAGCGGCCAGCTCCTTCGCCTGGCGTACGCCCTTGGCCGGGTTGTGTTCGCACAGCCCAAATCGTATTCCCCACCCAAAGAGGCGGCGAAGGTATCGAAGCACGTGGTTGGCCTTGCTCGGGCGAGGCTCGATTGCTGGTTGCATAGCTGTGGCCTCTCGCCCTGCTGCGAGAGTCTCCACCAAGCGCTGCATGGTCGGGACATTGATACGCGTTACTTGCATCCGCCCAAGCTGGCTGCCGTCTTTCAGCACGTAGGCGCAGGCTGCTTGACCACTTTGCCTGTAGTCCTTCTGGGTGCCAGGCGCGAGAGCCTTGAACTCGGTGGATCGGTGGAAGCGCTCGTCCAAGAAGGCCAGAGTGCCTCTCTCGATCTCGCCCCGCGCGCATTCCACAATCGCGTGGAGTTCCGAAAGGCGCGAATGTCTGTGTGCGACCGTCCTTTTCTTAGGACGGCCTCCCTCAGGATGTGCTTCGATGATGTACCAGCGGCCATCCTCCCAATACACGCCTTGCGGCAGGGCGGCCTGATCGATATGGGCCGGAATAGCTGGGTTGAACTTCCTTCTTCTACCGCGTCCCATCAGATCAGCTCCATTGCATTTTCTTGGTTGGCCGCAGGCTCGGTGATGCCGAGCGCGGCGTTCACAGCATCAATCGTTGTCCAGATACGGCCCTTGCGGTCGTAGCGGTAGCGAATACCCTGCCGGTCTGCCCAGCGGCAGACCACCACCAGGCGTGGAGCCGGCCCGTCTGGTGAGCAGATGCGCTGCAGGTCGGCGAAATGCAGGATTCGCCCCGTCATAGCAGCTGCTCCTGTTGCCACTGTTGGCGGTTCCTCCATTGCTCCCGCATCTCGTCACGCAGATCTTTTGCCGCTTGATCACCGCGCTTGGCGGCGATCAGCTGCTGTAGCAGGCCGACCGACTTGGCGTCGGTGTAGCCCTGCCGCAGCCAGTAGCGCGCCTCACACTGGCGCCGGTGGGCTTCTGTGTCCTCGTCGCTCATTGAGTGGCGCCTCCGCGAAGGCGCAGCCCGAGCTGCACCACGTTGCTGTCGGCTGGCGCCGTCTGGCGTGTCACACGGATGCGGTGCATCCGCTTCCAATCGGCAAGCGCTTCGTCGAAGCCGGCGTGCTTCTTGGTGCGCCCGCATGGGCACTCGATGACGTGCCCGCCACCGGCCTGCAGGCGGCGGCCATCCGCGATGTGTCGGCCGGCGTGACCAGCCCGGCAGGCGGGCAACGGCTCAGGGTGCGAGATCTCGCGCTGCGTCATGCGTGGTCTCCCTCCGATTTCCCAGCGCTGCTCCCGATCGCCCTCTCTGCCTGGCGCAGATGCGCGATGGAATCCTCTTCAATCCGATCAAGCGCCTGGGCGATGGTGTAGTCCATGTCCGCGAGCCAGTCGTGTCGGTTGAGCACCAGTGCAGCCGTCAAGGCCTCGCCCGTCGACAGTGGGCCGGGGCCACCGTAGCGCTGCGCCGCACGGCTTACAGCAATCACGCGATCGAGCGTCATCGTGGTGACCTCCACGCAGCGCCAACGCGCACGCGCGCGTCGGCGATGGCAACCACTTCAATGCACAGGCGCTGCGCGGTTAGTTCGGCCAGCAACCGATCATTGGTCAGCATGAGCACATCGTGCTGGGCCAGTTGCCAGTCATCACCCTTGCGCTGCAGTCGCTCGTCCAACTCCACCACGCGTTTGAGGCTATAGACCTGGCAGATCGCATCAGCGTTGAGCGTCTTGCCGCTTGCCATTGGCCCGTAGACCACGATCGACTTAGCCATGCGTCACCGCCCGGCGCACAGCCATGGCACCACGACGCAACTGCTGCGGGATCTGTCCCACCGCCAGCCCGCTGTGGGCGACGCGCGCCGGACGCGTGAGCCACAGCCGATACAGCAGCGCGCCGCCGATCGTTGGCGCGATCAAGATCAGGGCCAAATTAAGCATGGGCCACCTCCAGCGCAGCAGCGGCGATCGCTGCCTCGGCGGCGGCAGTCGGGCGACGCGGCAGCATGTTGGCCACGTCAAACGGGAAGTCCAGATCGTCCATGAAATCGGCCAGCGCATTGCTGATCCGGTCCGCCTCATTGGTGAACAGGCGTGGGCCGCTAATCAGCTTCCAGCCTTTGCCGGGACCACGGCGACGCTCCCAGCGTTGGGTCGCGCTGCTGTGCTGACCCATGGTCAGCGCAGCCACCACCACGACCGCGTCGTGAGTGATGTAGAGCGTAGCGATCGCACTGCAATCCTTGCCTAAGGCAAGGTCAAAGCCGATTCCGGCGGGCGTGATAGCCTGCTCGCCGGGTCCGGCACTGGAAGTTAGCGGGCGTGTGACAGCGTGCTGTTGCATGTGGCTCTCCTCGAGCTTCGTTGATGGAAGGTCCAGGGGCGGTGTTGACGCACCGCCCGCCGGACCCGCTGGTACAGGTCAGATCAGATCAGCGCCGGTAGGCGGATTGAGTGGTTCGCGCAGATGCCGAGCGCTCGACAAAATGTCCAGCAACTCTTCCCGGATGTAATCGGCGATCGCCGAAACGCCGTCGTGGCCTACGCTTGCGCGGGTTGCCACGTCGTGATTGATTGGGGCCAGCAAGCTAGCCGCTTGCTGCGCACGCCATAGGCGGTCGTGCTCTTCTTCGTTGATGGCGTAGTCGGCATCGCTGGGCAGCAAGTCCTGCAGACGGGCAGCGCTCATCGCGCACCTCCCGCAGCCAGAAACCGACGCTGCAACCAATCGAATACGTCGACCGCGTTGTCGGCGCGCATGCATATATGCAGGCGACCGAGCACGATGCTTTGACGATCGCCACCGAGCATCACGTCAGCGGCCGCGAACGACTCGCAGGCAATAAGTGCAGGGGCCGCATCGTGCAGCGCATCGGAATGCAGCATCAGCATGACGTAGCCCTGCATCATTTCGAAGCTGAGGACGACGCCGGCGCAGACGCGAAACTGCTTGTTGGCGTTCATCGTTGCGCCTCGCTCAGCAAGGCGTCGACAGCAGCGATGGCTGCCGCTACGTCGGCTAGTGTGAGGGCGTGGGTTGCCTTACAAGTGCCTTCCAGGCGAGCCATCAGGCTCAGCCAGGCGGCATGGTTCCATTCGAGGGTGTTGGCGATCAGGCTGAAATAATGGGCGACTTGGCGCGCCGCAGATGCGGGCGCTTCTTGGGTGTCGTAGGACATGTCGGATTCCGTTTGTGGTCTGGAATCCGCCCACTTGCTGCCAAGCAAGGTGGCGGACGGCGCGGGTTGGCAGACCGGACAAACGGAACCGGCAGGGCCGAAGCCCTCCACGCACCGCCCGCCATAGAACTGGCAGGCATGCGCCCAACTCAACGTCGGGCAACAAAAAAGCGCCAGACATCGGTCGATGGGCGCTATTGCGCCGCTTGTATTCAGGCTGCCAAGCCCGGTCGCCGATTGTGCGGCGACGTAGGAATACTCGCTCCGATCCTTGGGGCGTGTCAACGGAAAAATGCGGAAATCTGCGGTACTCATTTCGAGAACACCCAGCACTTCACAGTTGTGCCGGCGCCGCTGTGCTCGTCCTTGAGAATCGCACTGTTCACTGCCACATTGGCGCCGATGAACTTGTGCCGGCGCGAATCGCTTAGCAGCGCACGCAGCACCTTGAGATCGGGTACGGATTGACTGAACTGCGCGGCCCGCGCAGCGAAGTGATTGAGATTGATCGCAATGCGCTGCCCGTCGCGGCTGTGATTGACGACGGCTTTGCCGTGGCCGGTGGCTTCGAGGTATTCGTAGACCTCCCAGAACTCATTGACCATCGCGTGGTCGGCGCTGATCGCCTTCTGCCGTTCCAGCGCCATGTCCAACAGCGCGAGCCGCGTCTGCTCGACCATGTCGTCGGGGATGGTGATGACCATGCGCAGGCAGTCGAACAGCGCCAGCATCTGCGCATGGTTCTTGATGACGCGTTCCAAACGCAGATCCTGCTGCGCGCGCAGCTTGGCCTCGAAGACCTTCACCCGCTCGGCGAACAGATCGAGGATGACGCGCTCCTGGCGGACGGCACGCACGAGGAAGTGACTGACTTCTTCGACCTGCAGCGCGTTGAGGTTGTCGGCCGCGATGCGGCTTTCGGTGGTGACCTGCGGGCGTTTGAAGTGCAGCTTCACGATGCGCGTGAGGATCGCTTCGCTGGCGTCCACCGCAGCGTTCTGGGTGATGACGATCGTGCCGCGAAACGGTGGCTCGTAGGTCTCGTTGCCGCCATTGCGCACGCCGCGTGTTGCCAGCGTGCCGCCGCCGAAGAAATCCTTCAGCTCATCCCACTCGAACGTCTTGGAATGCGCCTTGTCTGGCTCGCTGCGGTCGGCCTCCAGCAGGACGACGGGCATGCCGGATACCTGGCCCATGGCGCGTGCACGGCCAGCCTTTGATGACTTGGCCGGGTCGAAGCCCTCGTAATCGGAGCGGCCCAGCAGCTTCCACAGGAACGTCAGCAGCGTGGTCTTACCGGCGCCGGCTTCACCGGTGGCTTCGAGGAATGGGAAGCTCTTGTGGCCGGCGCGGATCTGCTCGGCGAACAACGAGCCAAACCAGAACGTCATGGCGACCATGCCGTGCGTGCCGAAGCACTGCCACAGCCACAGTAGCCAATCCATGCGGAATGCCTCGGCGTCGCGCTGGATCTCCAGACGGATGGACTTCTGCGTGGTCTTCAAGCGCAGCTTGTCGAACTCGAAGTAGTCCTCTTCGTTGGCGGTCACCAACTCGCCATCACGCACGGCAATATCGCCGAGCAGATAGGCACGGTGTTCCTTGCTGTAGCCCACGAAGTCGATGGCGTCGACCGTCTTGATCGCCTCGGTCTGTTCCTCGATCAGGCGGTCCAGCTGGTGGCCGGTACCCGTGAACATGGCACCGGCCGCAAGGGAGATCAGGCGCTTCTTGAACTCGGACGCGCTGGCGACATGACCACCGGTAAAGGTGCCTTTCACGCTGGGACCGTCGTGCGGAAAATCGACGCGAAAGTAGTACCAGCTTTCGTCGGTGACCTCTTGGCGCTGGAAATACAGGGCTTCCGGGTAGCAGTTGGCGATCTTCTGGACGGAGCACGCGGCACGCTTGATCTTCTTCAGATCCTCGGCCGCAACCTCGTCGCCTTCGTCGGCATCGGTGTCGCCCAGCTTCTCCTTGCGCAGCTTGTCGAAGCGCTGCGTATCGAAATCGAACCAGTACAGGCGGGAGCGATACTCCAGCCAGAAGTCGTTGCGGCCGTCGTGCTCGAACATGAGCAGGCCTTTGTCCACCGCCGAGCGAGCCACGAGCAGGTCGCCCTGGTAGCGGGCTTCGTTGATGTCGTTGTTCCACTGCTTGGGATCGTCGGAGGCGATAGCGCGCAGATGCAGGTCATTCCAGTCGGTCTTCTTGCCGTCGCGTTGGACGATTTGCGCTGCCCGCGAGTCGAAGCCCAGCGCCGCTGCGCGCTTGATGTGCTTGTGCGTGTAGGCACGGGCGCCCGGCTCGTTGTCCAGTGCCCACACAAGCGTCGGAAGGGCGGCCATGCGTGCCTTGGCCAGCTCGCGCAGCGATTCTTCCGGAAATGCATTGGAGGACATGGCCGACACCGCGCACATGCCGTGCTGCAGGAGCGCGATCGCATCAAAGATGCCCTCAACGATCCACACCTCGCGCGCCGTCTGCATGGCTGTCAGCGAGGTAGGTGCCGCCCACCACACCCCTGCATAGCTCTGGCCTGGCGCAAAGCGCGCCTTCTGCTTGCCGAAGCGATGCGGGCGATCGATCAGGCGCTCCCACCAGCCACCCTTGACCAATGGAAAACGCACCGTCGCGGTGCCCGCGCTGATCTTGCGGTCGTAGTGGCTGTCCTGGGTGTAGAGGCCTTTCAGCGGTACCAGATCGAAGCCACGCGAGAACTGCAGGTAGGCATCGGCCGCAGCGTTGGGAGACGCGGCCGTTGGCTGGAAGCGCTTGGACCAGTCGTCGAACAGGTCGTCGTACACATCCTTGACGTGCAGCTCGCGCCCGCATTTGGATTGCCGACCGCACTTCACCACCCAAGGCTTGAGATGGTTGGTGTAGAGCTCTTTCTTGCTGCATGACGGGCACTTGCCGCCACGCATGTACTCGGTACCACTACGGTGCTTGAGTCCATAATCCCGTTCCAGCCGGGACAGCACCTGTTGCCGCAGACCCTCTTGCATCGAACTTCCTTAGACGCCGAGCCGACGCGCAGACACGGGCACACAGATGGCGTTGTCGATCACGACATAAGCGCCGCCTGCACGACGGTGCGCGTCAACGGCGGCAGCGAGCAGGCGTGCTTCTTCGTGCTTGGCGTGCGGCGCGACGCGCTGCGGGACATTGCTTGCCGCATCCACGAATCGCGGCTCTTGTGCGGTGAACCAGCTGTTGGCGTGCGTCACGAGCCGACCTCGGTGTTTGCGTGTTGGAGAGTGGACAGAGCGATGGCCGATTCGGTCAGCACCACAAAGCGCTCATCCACGCTGTCAGACGTTGCGAGGCCCTCGCGCATGAGCGTTGCCACCACAACCGCACCAAAGCGCTGCGCCGTCTCCGGGGCGGCAGTGCGGCTGATGTAACCGTGCTCGGTCTTCAGCAATCCGCCATGGGTGAGGGCGACTTCCAGGCAAAGCTTCGCCGTGGGCGGCAATGCCGCCCAATCAAGGGTCTTTTGCATTAGGGGTGCCTCAGAGGTGAGGGAAGAACGGCTCGTCGCCGACGGGAATCAGATCCATCTGGCGATCGCCGAGCGAATCGCGGTATGCCTGCAAGGCCTGAGCACGCTCATAGGCCGGGGTCGGTGGAAGCTCGCTGTGTGAGGTGGGCACGCCGCTGGGGCTGGCGATACCGGTTAACTCCGAATGGCCTGTGTAGGTCGCACCGCACATCGGGTTCTCGCACACATAGGAGTCATGCCGCAGGAACTTGTGAGCGAGGAAGCTGGTGCGTTTGATCAGTCGTGCGCTGCATGCCTCACAGCGAAAAACGATTTTTTTCCGACCGAACATGCTCACCCCCTTGAGCTATTGGCGGTTGGGATTTGTGTGGCACTATTGGCTGGTGCCTTGAGACCCAATGCGACTGCCGCTTTATGCGACTCGCCGTATTTGCCTTGAGAGCGGCCGCGCAGCAGGTCATGTACGACCGACCGCTCCACGCCGTTCTGCCGTGCGAATGCCGAGACTGTGATGCCATTCGCTCCGAGCCACTGCCGCGCCTGATCTGGGCTGCGGGGCGTGAACTGCTGCATTTGACTCTTACGGGGCATGTCGCGGTTCCGCCTACTTTTTGGGAATTATGTGGACTTAACTCAACATTGTCAAGTAAGGAAATGCCTGTATGACCGTAGGGAAACGCTTGAAGGAAGAGCGCAAGCGGCTTGGCCTGACTCAGGACGAGATGGCTGTGCAGCTTGGCCTCACGCGCTACGCGCAACTGAACTTCGAGAAAGACGTCAACCTGCCCGGCGGAGCGTACCTACTGGCCGCGCTAGAGCGTGGAGTTGATGTTATGTACGTGCTTTATGGACATCGGGCGCAGTTGGACCCAGCCGATCGGCTACTGCTGTCTGCGTTCAAAGATGCATCGCCGGCTGCGCGCAATGCTGTGCTTGCTGCGTTGGGTTTGTCGGCCGATGCCTCGTCTTCCAAGACTGGGACCGGCCCAGTTCTGTCATTCAACAAGAGCGAGATTGGCTCGATAATTTCTACTACCGCACCGATCGATCAAAGCAACATGCAGATCGTTGTTGGTGGACGCAAAAAAAAAAAGAGCAAGTGATCAGCATCGAGATTGGACAGCTGCTCGTGGCAAATTTGCCGTTCTCGGCTATACCAACGTGAACTGTAGACACACGGTTCATAGGCAACAAAAAAGCCGCCGGCCTATAACCGGCGGCTTTCGTTAAGGTGTCGGCACATAGCTCCTTGCAATCCTTTCGTCACCCTCCTGGCAACGCGAGATGACCTGACATCCCTAGATCGGAACACTACATTGATCGAATCTGGTTGGCTTTCAGATAAGTCCTACACATAGCGTAGGAATCGCACTTGATTTGCATCAAGCGTGCGCGGGTCTTATTTGAGATAATGATCGTGAGTAGTCGCTCGTCTGCGCTTCTGCTCACGCGGTCCAACTTGATGAAAGCCATCTCGGAGATGCACATGGATGATGCAATGGTTTGCCTGTCAGGCGAATACGTTTTGACTGCACATGTTGTGCGGCTTGGAGCTGAATGCTACGCAGATATTCTTGTGTCTAGACGTGGTGGCATTACGCTACGGCGGCACCGATTACCGGTCACCGGATTCACTTCATACTCCGAGGCGAGCTCCTACGCGCTGAGCCAGATGCGCACATGCAGAGTCTCGGGCAATGGAACGCTGTTGATGCCAGTAGTTGCTGAAAATCAGCGGTTGCAGCAGAGGAGGTGAAAAGCATCAGGCGATGCTTTCCAACTCCAGCGATGTTGTAAAGCCGCTTGAGCCATTGATGGCGTGGGTAGTCTTTGCAATCAGCCAGCGTTGCCCATCAATCTCCGGCTTGAAGCCACTCATCGTGAGGGCCTGCTCTGGGAACAGATCAGCCCGTCCGATCGCCAGCGTGTAGTCGAACTTCGCCACGCCGCGTTTCACTCGCTCCAGCTCCGCGTGCGCATGCTGGCGTGCGGTTGCCTCATCGGCATACGACTCGCGCAGGCGCTTGGCATTGTCGTCTGTACCGACCAGCACAGATTGCCGCTTCGCCTTGCCCTTATCTGTCCAATACGCACGCACGCCGGTGTAGGCATCGCGGTCGGCCACGGAGTAACGGTGCTGGTCGCCGTCGCGCCGCGTCAGGGTGACGGTTGGCAATGGTTTGCCGGTAGCCGTAGTGCCGGCACCGATCGGCGCAAACACCAACGCAATTGCCTTCACCGTTGCCACCGCGTCAAAGCGCTGCCCCAGGCGTGTAAGCAAGTTCATGTCGCTCTCGTTGGCCTGGTCGAGGTGCGGCAGCTTGATGCGCGCTAGCGTCTCGGCCACGCGCGGCGTCAAGCCATGCTCGCCAGCGAGCGTGTTGAGCACTGCACCCAGCGTGGTGTTGTGCCAACTGCGCTCGCGGCGTGTGCGCATCTCTGCAGTCAGATCCGCGCTACGCGCACGCACGGTGATTACGTCCGGCGCGCCGCTGTATTCCACCTCGTCCACGATGAAAGTGCCTTTCTCGACTAGACCAAGGGCTTTCCATCCCAATGCCACGGCCAGGCGCACACCGCGCTTGGGCAGCGCCATCTTGCCGTCGTGGTCGTGGATGCGCAGGTCCAGTTGATCGGCTTCGCCGCCTCGGCATTCAGTGAGAGTGAGATCGAGCAGACGTGGTGCGATCCGCTCGGTGAGGTCGACACCATCGAGCACCACCCGCCACTGCGGAGTCAGGTAGCTCATGCGGCCGTCTCCGGCGTGATGTCGTCGGCGCGGCGCAGGCTGAGCTGAAATTCGATCCTGCGCGGCGTGCCGTCCTCGAAGAAGAGCGACGCGGTCTCGTTGACCGTCAGCAGCAGGTACGGCCCGTAGACCACGCCTGCGCCATCCACCAGCGGTAGCGGCTCACCATCTGCCGCAAGCTGGCGCAGCGTGTCCAGCGAAGCGCGGGTGCCGGTAAGTTCGGGTGCGATCAGGCCTGACAGTTCGACGGTGTCATCGCCCGGCCCCAGGAACTGACTGGCCGGTCGCGCGCCAACGCGCTCGCTGGTGGCATGGCGCCAGCTCGTTTGCCGCTGCAGCTGCAGGAACGCGGCGCTGTCGAGTGCAAACACAAACGTGCCGTAGGACATCATCATCAGGGCGGATCCTCAGTCGTCGCGTAGGCTGGAGCGGCGGGTCGCCGCTGCTCGCCGGTCGCGCTCTTCGATGTGGCGGGCGACTTCGCGTGCCAGTGCGGTGGCATCCATGCCCGGTGCGGCATGGACGTGGATGACGTAGCTGTTGCCGGCTGCCGGCGCACTGGCGGCGCGCGCAGGGGCCGAGAGCGGTGCCCGGCCGTCGATCGCCGCGACCGGCGCTGTGGCCGTTGCCAAGGCCAGCCCAGCGCCCACCGCACGCATGCGGTTGCCGAGTGCCGTCACGGCCTGCACAGGCGCGCCTTGACCGCGCTGCAGGCCGACGGTGAGGCCTTGCATGGTGAAGTCACCCAACTGGGCGAACACGCGCGAGGGGCTGTGGATGCCGAGCAGCCCTTTGAACCGATCGACCACACCGCTGCCAATGCTGGCGATCGCATTGCCGGCGTCGCCGAGCTTGGAGCGGATGCCCTGGACAAGGCCGCTGATCATGTCCGCGCCGGCCTGCAGCATCCGGGCAGGCCAGTTGGCCAACTGCAGGTTGATGCCGGCCCACAGCTGCAGCAGCCCTTGGCGGATGCGATCGCCGTTGCCGGTGAACACGCCCACGATCAGCGACCAGGTGCCCTGGACCGTTTGCCACACGCCGCCGAGGATCTGCTTGATCACCGGCAGCACAAACACAAACGCCTGCACCAGCCAGCCGATCGCTTTGACTGCCAGCTGCAGTTGGGTGACCAGCACCGCGCCCAGGATCTGGCCGAAGCCGCGACCGGCCTGCGTTGCACCTTGCAACTGCGCGGTGGTGGCCTCGAACGGCGTCAGCAGCTGTTTGACCCACGCCCAGGCCTGGCTCATCGCCGCCGCCACGGTGTCCCACACCTGACCCAGCGGCGCGAGTACGGCCTGCAGCTCGACCAGCACCGGCGCGGCAGCATCGACGATGCCTTGCCAGATCCCGATGGCGAAGGTCTTGATCGGTCCCCAGTACTTCCACACCAGCAGCGCCACTGCAGCGACGGCCGCACCGATCGCCAGCACCGGCAGGCTGATGCCACCGAGTAGCGGCAGCAGCAGGCGCGCGCCATTGGCGAGCATGGGCAGCACGCGGCCGCCGAACGCCACCACCTGACGGATCAGCGCACCGAACCCGCCGCCGCCCGACAGCAGCGAGACGGCGCCGTGGATCTGCGAAAACGCCATCGCGGCCACGCCGCCGGCCACCAGCAGTCCGCCCAGGATCGTCACCAATGCGGCGGCACCGATCGCTACCTTGGCGATCGCACCCACCAGCACCGGATTGGCGCGGATCCACGTCGTGACCTGGCCGACCACCGCAGCAGTACGCTCGGTCAGTTCCTTGACCTGCGGCAGCAGCGTCTGGCCGATCGACTGGGACACCACCACAGCGGTGTTACTCAGCAGCTGCAGCGAGTTGGCCGAGGTGGCCACCCGCGACGCGTACTCGGCCGACATCGAGCCGCCGTAGCGCTGCGCATCGGCCACCTTGGCGAAGTTGCCCTGCAGCATCTCAAGATTGGTCAGCAGCGGTGCGATCGCGCCGATTGACTCACGGCCGAACAGCTGCGTCATCGTCGCGGCCTGCTCGGCCTTAGGCAGTGCGCGCAGCTTCTGCAGCACCGACATGATTGCCCCGCCGGCATCCTTCTGCATGACCTGGGCCATGGCGGTGGCCTTGATGCCGAGCTTGTCGAACGCTTCACGCTGGCTCTTGGTGGCCGACTCGCCCGAGGCAAGGGTGAGCAGCATGTTCTTGATGCCGGTGGCCGAGACTTCCGACTCGATGCCCATGCCGGCAACGGTGGCACCCAGCGCGGCCAACGGCCCGCTCTGCAGGCCGGCGACCTCGCCCAAGGCACCGATGCGGTTCACCACCGCACTGATCTTGTTGACACTGGCCGGGCCGGTGTTGCCGAGATAGTTGATCTTGTCGGCCAACACGACCACTTCAGCCTGGCCCATGCGGAAAGCGGTGCGCCAGGTGGCCATGGTCTGGCCAGCTTCCTCGGCGCTGCTGTCGAAGGCCACGCCCATCTTGGCCGCGTCCTCGGCGAAGCGAACCAGCTCCTGACGCGGGATCGCCGCCTGGCCTGCAGCCGCCACGATCTTGGCAATTTCGGCTGGCAGCATGGGCAGGCGCATCGAGAGGTTCTCGACATCGCGGCCCATCTGCAAAAACTGCTGCGGCGTCTTGAAGTCCACGACCTTGCGCACGTCGGCCATGGCCGACTCGAACTCCATCGCATCGCTGATCGGCAGCACCGAGGCCTCCAGTGCGCGCTGGCCGGAGAACGCCATGCCGGCACCGTAGGCGCTGGCCTGCAGGCCAGCGCTCTGGATCCGGGCACTGCGACGCTGGGCGGTGTCGATCGCCACCAGGCGCTGCTGCTGGGCACGCATGGCGGTGTTGGTGCTCTCGATTTCGCTACGCAGGCGGCGCTCGTGCGTGACGAGCTCGCGCGTGCTGATCCCGGCGGTTTCCAGCCGGCCGCGCAGACGCTGCAGGCCGGCCTCCTGCGCGCCGTGTGCGCTCTTGAGTTCGCGTGCGGTGCGCACGGCGCGTTCGAACTGCGCCGTCATGGCGGTGGTGGGCGTGCCCGTGGCCTTGATCTGCTGGGCAAGCGTGCGGACCGATTGGCGCTGCGCATCGAGCGCGGCCTTGGCACGCTGCGCCACCGCGACCTGCTCACGGTAGGAGCCGATATCGCGGTGCTGGCTGTTGAGTTGGCGCAGCGCATCGCGCTGGTTGCGCAGTGCGGTGGCAACGCCGCGGCTACCGCTCAACACGCGCCGGAACGGGCCGGTGGCGCGGTCGACGGCGGCCAGGATGACCTGCAGGCGAAGATTGTCAGAGGCCGCCATTTAGGCGGCCTTGCGGGTCAGTAGGTGCAGCATCATTCGGCTCCGCTTCGCAGGCGTGCACGCTCGCGCCACGCCGTGAGTTCGTGCAGCGACCAGCCGTTCATTTCAGACGGTGGCCAGTGGAAGATGGCCGCGATGTCGGCCATCGCATCCTCTACACAGTTGGGAAAGCCGCTTCCCTCTGTGCCTTCGGCAAGAAAAAAAGCGCCACCTCCTGGCCGACCGCCAGCAGGTCGGCCGGATCCATCGCATTGACGTCGGCGGTGGTTAGCGTGGGCGATGAGATGCGCGGCAGCAGGATCGCCAACGCGGTGACGTCCAGCTGCAGCACGTCGGTGAGCTTGAGGCCGCGCAGCTCGCCGGCGCCGGGCTTGCGCACCTTGAGATCGGCGATGGTCTGCTCGCCGCGCGTGATGGGCTGATCGAGGGGAATGGTTGGGGAAAAGGTCGGGGTCATCGGAAGCTCTCAGGGCAAAGGCCCGGCAGCGCCAGGCCGGATGGGTCATGCGCCGATGGCGCGGCGTTGGGCGGCGAGCAGATCCACGCCGTTGACGATCTCGGTCATGTTCACCAGATCGATCTCGATCACGGTGGCGCCGTTGATGGTCAGCTTGTAGTAACTGGCCGACGTCTTGACCGAAAACTCGGTGTCATCCCCCGACTTCCCGGTACCCGGATCGATCTCGCTGTGGCGGCCGCGCACGACCACCTCCACGGCATCCACGGCGCCGCTGTCGTCGCGCTGGTAGGCGCCGGCAAAGCGCAGCTGCACGGCGTTGTGCGTGGTGGCGCCATACTGATTCAGCACGCTGCGCATCATGCCGCCGCACTTCCATTCGAGTTCGATCTTCTCCTGACCGAAGTCGATGTCGACCGGACCATTCATGCCGCCGCCACGGTATTCCTCCATCTTGCGGGACAGTGTGGGCAGCTTCACTTCGACCACCTGGCCGAGATAGCTCTCACCGTCGTTGAACAGGTTGAGCGCCTTGAGTTTCTTGGGCAACGCCATGGGGTTCTCCGGAAATCTAGGTTAGGTGCGTTACACGTTGACGCGTTCGGCAAAGTCGGCCAGGTAGCTGGTGGTGATCTTCTGATACAGCTGCAGGTTCTCCAGCGGCGGCACCGGTGTGTAGTCGTAGTCGATGCGCAGCGCGCCATCGGCCAGCGTGGTGGCGCTGTTGAGGGTGCCGTCGTACCAGGCGTTGGCATCGATCAGATAACCGGACGATTTGAGGTCGCGGAACTTGGCGTTGATCGTTTCGATCAGGTCTTTGACCATCGAGGGATGCATCGGTTTATCGACGTAGAACGCCACGCCTTCGGCGATGGTGTCGGCCAGGATCTGCGCGGTGCGCGTGGCCGTCTCGAACGCGAACATGCGATCTTCGGCGCACGTGCGCGATCCCCAGAAACGTTGCCCATTGAAGGTCACCAGCGTGGTGATGTCGCCTTCGTTGAGCACGCCGGCATCGGTGGCAGGATCCTGCAGATCCCAGTGCACATCCTTGGAGATGCCGGTGACGCCGGCCACCGGCACGTTTGACAGACTCTTGTGCCAGCCCTGTTCGGTGTCGATCTTGGCGCGCAGACCGAGCGCACGTGCGGTGGCATACGCGGCGGTCGTGGTACTCGTGGCGGTATCGAAGGCCAGGAAGTCCGGCCAGATCAGCATCAGCTCACGATCGCTGAACTGGCCGCGATACGTGACAGCCTCGGCGACGGTCTCGGCAACCGGTCGCACATACGCCATTGCGCGCAGCTTCTTGGCAATGGTCGCCAATAGCTTGGCCACCGGGAGCGTGTCCAGACCTGGTGCGCCCAGGATGCGCGGGCGCACGCCCAACTGTGCCTGCGCGGCGAGCAAGGCATACAGACCGGTATAGCTGTTGGACCTGGCCTCTCCGATGACGTTGGTTGGGATGTTGCCCGCATCTGCGTCCTCGGCCACGCGCACGACGATGGTCACAGGGTTGGTTTGGTCGGCGATGCCCTGCAGCGTCGCGCGCAATGTGCCCTGGATGCCGGCGCTGGCGATCGCACCGAGCACGTCGGTGATCAGCACCGCCTTGTTGAGCGGAAAGACTTTCTCGTCCGCGTCGGAGGCCGTGGCGATCAGGCCGACGACAGCGGTGGAGACGGTACGGATGGTGCGCGTGCCCGCGCTGACTTCGATGACGCGGACGCCGTGGTGGTAGGCAGTGGACATAGGTTCCTCGATCAGGACGAGCGGAAGCGGAGCGGGATGGTCAGGCGCGAGCGCGCATTGGCGGGGGCAACGTCGGTGCGCTGGCCTTCGATGGTCAGCACGAAGTTACCGGGCGTGTCGCCGACGACCAGGCCGACGCGGGTCAGGCGCACGCGCGGCTCCCAGCGCATCAATGCGGTAGCCGTGGCGCCGTAGAGCAGCGTGCGGGTGGCGCCGTTGAACGGCTGGTCGATCAGTTCGGGCAGCAGCGAGCCGAAGTCGCGGCGCTGCTCGCGTGTGCCGATGGGCGTGGTGAGGATGCAGGCGATCGACTGGGCCAAGTGTTGCTCGCCTTCGATCACACGCCCGGTGATGGCATCGACGCCGATCACTGCGGGACACCGCTGAGCGCGCTGCCGGCAGTCACGCCGGTGGTCTTGTGGTGCTTGAGGCTGATCCCGCCGCCAAGCACGTCGATGTCGACCGTGGCCTTGCCGGTGATGCCGACATCGCCGTTGATCTGCGTGGTGCCGTTGACCGTCAGCGGGCCGTTGAGCGTGATGCCGCCATCGGCGGTGATGGTTGCAGTGCCGCCGCTGGGCAGTGTCGCCTGCAGCGCATGCGTGTCGGTGTCGTATTGCAGCTGCGCGCCATCGGCAAAGCGCAGCATGTGCAGTGTGTCGGACGTGGCGGGCGCTGTGAATTGGTCGGAGTAAAGACCACGTAGCACCAGGCCATCGGCCAGGTCGCCGGCCGGCGAGAGCACCACGACTTGTTCGCTGATCGCTGGCGCCGACCAGATGATGGTTGTGCCGGTCAGTGTGACTAGCCAAGGCAGATAGTCGGTCATCATCTCGCCGACCTGCACGCGGCATCGCGCGGTGGCGAGATTCACCTCGGCAACCGTGCCGAGGCGAATGGCGTTACTCAGTGCGGAGGATGCGTTGCCCATGCAGCCATGGTCGATGGCCGCACGTGATTGCGCACCGCAGTTGGTACGTAAAGCGCATGGCTACACAGCGGCTACTTCGGGCACCTTCGGCTGCACCGACCAGGCCTGTGCATCTTCGTCCCACACCACCGTGCCATCGATCGACACCGGTGGTGCCACGGTGGTCAGCTGTCCCGGCAACGCGACGCCTGTGGCCAGCCGTGGCGCGATCGCGCCGGTGGCCTTTTCCCAGACCAGCGCAGCGCTGTAGTCCGGATCCGCACGCCAGCTCATGCGTGTAGCGTCCCACACGTTGCGGCGGTAGTCGCTAGGTAGGAAAGCCATCGGTTGCGAGGTGGTGCACCCCTGTGGCAGTGCATCTCCCAAGGCAAGCGTATTGGCGATCGGCGCGGCGCTGTCGATGCTGTAGAGCATCACCCCGCGATAATCGGCCACCAGTTCCCACATCCCTGAGAGGGACGACAGGCGGTGCCGCTCATATAGCCCTGCAGGCGGCGTTGGTGCAGTGGCAACGGTGTTGGGCGGCAACGGGTAGCGTCCTTCCAGCTCGGAAAGGTAGACCGTCACCGGGCCGGTGTACTCACCGGTGGTGGGATCAAAGGCGTAGGCGGTGCTGGTGCGCGGGAGAGGGTTGCTCATCTTGACCTCAGTAGGCAATGCAATAGGTCATGCGCAGGCCTGCAGGCAGGTTGTCTATGCCGCCGGCTGCGTTGACGGTGATTGTGTGTGCGTGTGCCCCGGCACCGCGATGATCCACGTCGTGCACGTGATTGCCGCCCTCCGCGATGCCGATGTCGTGGGTGTGGTTACCAACGCCGTTCATGCTGATGTTATGGCCATGGCTACCCGCGCCATCGGTGGCGAAGGAGTGGGCATGGTTGCCGCCGGCGCCGGTCCAGCCATCAGACGGGGCAGCGTCGTTGTCGCGCTCGCGGTACACGCCGTAGCCATTGATCGACGCGGACGGGATCACGCCAGGATGTTGGTGATCGCCAGAGGCGCTCGTGCTGCCGCCGTGCGCGTGATGCCCTTGTGCATCGGTCCACGCATAGTGCGCATGGTCACCGGCCGCTCCGGCACTCGCGCCATGTGCGTGGTTACCGGCCGCATTGATAGCAGTGTAGTGGGCGTGGTCGCCCACCGCTGCTGCACTGGCGCCGTGCGTATGGGAAATGACCTGGCCGGGGTCGTACGAACCCACCGCGGTGGCCGCACTGGTGTGGGTGATCACCGTGCCTTCCTTGATCTTGGGCACATTGAAGGTTGTGCTGCCGTCACCCGCGCCGTAGACCGTGCCAATGGCCGCAAACAGCGCAGCGTACTTGGCACGCGAGATTTCGGCGCCATCGCAGACGAGCAGGCCATTGGGTGGATACAGCGAGGCCATGACCACGATCTGGCCGGGTAACAGGAATGATTGCGGCACGTTGAGCATGTTGCGGAAGTCGCGGTACCAGTCACCTTGACGTCCATCCAGCATGTCAGCATCCAGACCATTGCCGTGACCGGCATCGCTCAGGGCAGCCGTGCGAATGCCCAGCGCACTGCGTGCCGCTGCTGCGGTGGAGCGCGACAATAGATCCTTGATGTATTCGGTCGGCCCCCGTTCGCCAAGGCGCTGGTCCAGTGCCGCCAGCAAGTTGGACGGCGACAGCGCACGCTCCTTGTCCATCCCCGCGATGGCTTGGGCATCGGTCGCCAGGCGCACCACGCCCGGCACGTTGGTCGTCGCTGCCGGATCGGTGAAGTTGATGTCGCCAAAGATGATCTGGGCGGTGTCCACGTCGGTGAACACCACGTCCAGCGCCAGGAGTACCGAGGCCGCGCCGGATTTCTCCACCAGCAACTCGGATTGACCATAGGCGCCAAACAGCGTGCCATCGGCCAGATACATGCCAAAGCCGTAGCAGCTGTACGCTGCACTCGATTCGTCACGCACCGAGACATGGATCGTGTCCTTCGCCGTGACCAAGCCGCCGATGGTCGTCAGGCGCTTGATCTCGGAAGGCAATGCGGTGAGGCCGGCCTGCGCCACGAAGGCAGCGCTAGTCAGTCCCACGGCGGCAATGGTGACCGCCCGCGTACCGGTCTGCTCCGCATTGACCAGCGCCTGTCGTCCAGCAGTGGTGATCTTGATTTTGAGTCCGGGCATCTGTGCTCTCTAGCTCGCATCGCCCTGCAGGCGCAGGAACAGGGTGACCCTGCCGCGTGCCACGACATTGAGTCGGGCCTCGGCTTGGAATCCTTGGGTGAAGCTGAAGTGCGCGCGCACGGGCTTGGTGCGCTCCACCTCGGCAAAGACTTCCTCTACGAACCGGGCGCTGGCGCTTTGTCCATCGGCGCCGGTCAGCGTCAGCGCTAGCTCGAAGGTGTGCGGCTGGCCGCGTGGCTCGGTCTGCCACCACTCGCGGATGGCGACCGCACCGCCGAACGACTCGACGACCATGCGCACGCTGTTGGCCGTGCCCTTGCGGCGTTGTATTGCCATGGCGCTGCGTAGGCGTGAGCGTTTGACCGCATCGCTCCAGTCGGCCTTCCAGTCGTCGACCGACAATGTCCACGCCAGCCATGGCAAATGGCTGGCTGGGCATGTGTCGGGGTTCCACAGGTCTGGATATGGCAGCGGGATCGCTTCCAGGCGAGCAGCGACGGCGGCCAGCGCACGCTCCATAGGCGTGGCATTGGGTGGTAGCAGAGCGTTACTCATCGCTACCTGCATGCACGATCTCGATCGCGGTGCAGTACGCAGCCTGCGTGCGGTTGATCTGAATATCTGCGGCCGGCGAGTCCAATTCGACGCGCTGCACACCATCGGCGAACAGCTTGGCTTTGATCGCGGACTCTGGAACATCGCGACCGATTCGGTGCGCCTCGTCCAGATACGCCTGCAGGCTACGCATCGCCTCGCTCATGACCACTGCGGAGTCAGGGCCAGCGTAGGTGTACACGCGTCCACGAATCACATAGGGGACGATCTGCGCGCTCTGGACCGTGACGCTGTCTGTCAGTGGGCGCACGTCGTCATTGGTGAGAATTGCAGCGACCTCATCCAGCAGCGCTTGCGGAGCCGTGCCGTCGCCCGTACGCGATTGGACGGTGACCAGCACTTGACCAGGCGCGGGGCTGGTGGCGCTGGCATCCATGACATCGGCCGCCGCGCTGAGCGCGTGATAGATGTACGCGCCCTCGGGGCCGGCAACACTGAAGCCTTCTGGCGCCAGCTGGATGCGGCGGCGGAAGTCCACGTCCGACTCAAGGGTGGGTGCAATGCCGTTCTCCGGAAGCCCCGGATCGAGCACCAGGCGCGTGACGCCAAACAATGCGCCCAGGTGATCGAGGTTGGTGCCGGTGGCGAAGGCCAGCATGGTCTGCTGCGCTTTATCGTTGGCGCGCTGGCGGAGCTGCAGCTCGCGGGCCGAGAAGATCTGCAGGAGCTTGTAGACCGGGTCGGCTTCAGTGAGTGCCGAGAACTCAGGCATGAGCCGGCGGAACTGGGCAAAGGCCTCAGCGAAGATCGTTTCAAAATCCAAAGCCTCGATCAGGTCAGGTGCCTGCAGCTTTGATAGATCGACAGCGGTAAAGGAGGCCATATTGGATCCACGTGCGAAGCTATATTATTCGCCTGTGGGCCTTATGCATAAAGTGTTTCTCTATGTAAAGTCACTGTCTACAGGGATGCGCTTTGGTTAATTTTTTAGCTGCCAAGTCCGGTGCTGACGCGTTGTGATATGGCTTTATCTATAAGCATGCGAACAGTGTTTTCGACGTTTTTGAATCTGATTCTTTGCATAAACTCCAGCGGGCCCAATTTAACAAATAGCTTCCCAAATACTTCGTCGGCAAAGCTGCTAGAGACTAAAGGAACGCCCGAGAAGTCAATTTCGATAGGCTGTCCCGAACACATTTGAACTAAGTTATAGATTTTTAAATGTATTGGCGTGCCAGCAAACCTACTACCGAAGGACTGGGTTTCTTGTAACAGAACAACATGGACTATGTTGTCTGAGTCACCCTCGTACTTTGTTTCAATATAGTCAACCGGCTTGTGGGACTTTCCAGAAAAATTAAGCGCATCCTTTAGAAGGTCAGGGTCGCTGAAATTTATCTTGGCTATGATGAGGGTTCCTTTTACAGGAATCTTTTGGTCGCGGATTTCTAGGCCATACGGGCTTGGCCTAGAAAGAAGTCGGGCATGCCCTGACTCAATTCGAAACGCGCCACCACTATGGCAGCAGATCTGATAGCTGCCAAATAAGCCGTTGCCTTGTCCTATTGATTTGTCTCTTGTCACGCCTTCGCGGATCGCGCGATCTAGGGCGTCTGTGTCAGAGCCAGAAAACTCTTTTCCTGATCTAAGGGTTGCGGGAATTCCAAGGCCAGAATCAGCAATAGTAAATTCAACAATCTTAGAGTTGCGTTTGAAGCTGGACACCTGGACTAGTCCGCCGATAGCGGATTTGGAGTGAACAATTACGTTGTCGGTAAGTTCGTTTACAGCCCACTCTAATGCAGCGAAATGCTCTCGCCTAATGTCTGGAATCCCGCCTAGAATTGCGTTGACGATGCGGTTTACTGCTTCGTACTGCTCGTCAGGATTTGTGAATTGAGTTGCCGGGATTTGGGTGTGCCCACGGAAGCGCGAGGGGTTATGAGCTCTTGGCTCAAGAATATGAGCCCAGTTGGCATTAATGAAGAGGCGTGCTAGGTCTGGCTTATTTGGAAGAATTAATTGCGTATCGATCATTTCTTTTCGCAGGCGTAGCACTTCAGCGCAGAGGCTTAGCATTGGCCCCGGATAAGTCTCGGTGCAGAAAGAAAAATCTAAAACAATGTCTCGATAACCAAGGTCGTTCACGGCATGGTGAAAGCAAGCTAACGGCGCATGAATGTCGGAGTCTCGATATTGACCTTGAAACCGAATGATGTTTGCCTCTCGAATCACTGTCATGGGCGGCTAGTACCTATTTTAAATTAAATTTTAAGGTGGTCGCATAGTCTGAATGAAATGATAAAATATTTGTATTTCGAAATTTTTCATGCCTATTACTAAATCAAAGGCTAAAGTCTCATAATTCACATGCGTCAAAATGCAGCTTTCCACATTGCAAGTCGTCTAAAATTCGACGCTATCATTTTGATCTAATGCCTTCAACGCCGGCATGGTCGGGTCTGCTCTCGCTTGGCTTCCATGTGCAACTCTTATGCTAAGTGATCAAGCAGTTGGTCGCGTACGATCTGCCGATCTTCAGCGGAGAGGCCCAAGAGCACGCGCCTCTCGTAACTTGCCATCGGACCACCCTGCCGTACCCGTTCGGTCAGCCCGTCCTGGTGCACGCGGGCAATGCGCGACACGCGGCCCACAAATCCCACGCTCACCTGGTTAGGGCTGGCGCTGACCTTGAAGTATTTGGCCTGCCGCAGCTTGGCGAACATCTTCTTGCGCTTGACTCTGCCCGCCTTGTCCCGCAATTGTTTCTTGCGCGGCGCATACGGTGTGCCATCGGGCGCCTGCTGCTTGCCGATGCGCTGGCTTTGCGAGCGCCGCAGCTCCGTGCCGATCTTGCGCGCCAGTGTGCGGCGCTCGCTTGGCTCCAAACGCGCCAGCAGAGGCGCGGCCCAGTTCTCCAGCGCGGTCAGCTCATCCATGTGGGATCGATTTGTGGCTCAGGTGCGTGGGCCATGTCATAGCCACCGCCATCCTTCGCCGTCACCACCACGCGCTCGGTCAGCGGCAACTTGATCGACAGATCCACGGCATCGTTGGCGAGGATGTCGGCTTCGAAGGCAATCTCGCCACGGCGCGCCGGGTTGGACAGCAGCTCGGACTGATTGACCTGCACCCATTCCAGTAGCGGCAGCATCACGCTGTCCGGGTGGCCGGCATAGTCGGTCACGATCAGATTGAGCGTGTACTGGTACTCGAACGACAGCCCCGGCTGGAACGTGCTGACCAGGCTGCCGGCGTCGATAAACACCAGCAGCCGATCGGCATCGCGTGCCAGGTCCGGCAACGCCGCGACCAGATGCGCACGCAGGCTGGCGGGCTTGATCATGGCGTCGCTGCCGGCAGATGCAGCTCGATCCAATCTTGCAGCGCGCTCAGCTGCGCGGCGGTGGCGTGGCAGCTGGTGTAGTTGTCGGCGACGGTGCCGGCAATGCCAGAGAGCGTAATGCCGGCGGCCGGCGCATCAGGATCTCCGGCGGGCGGCCCGGCAGGGTTGCCCGTGGCGGCGGCGTCGTGCAGCCGCACAAAGCCAGCAGGGATAGCGCAAGCAGCATCGGCTTTCTGGGTGACATAGATCGGGATCTCGCGGGTGATGATGGCGCCGGCTTCGCGCACGACTTGCACGCGATCGACGTACTGGGTGACGACGGTGGTGGAGGTCTTGGCGCTGTCGCGTTCCGCCTCGGCTTGGCGCTTGGCCTGCAGCGCGGCGTCGCGGTCTTGCCGGGCGGTGCCGACCCGCTGCTCCTGCCACACGCAGCCACCGACGAGCACTGCAATCAACGCCAGCAGGATGATCAGGCGCGTGACCATCAGGGCACGCCCAGGATCTGCAAGGCGCGCTGCGTGCGCGTGACGCGATCGCTGTGGCCTTCGGGCAAACGCTTGGCCCGCACGTTGCCCAGGTTGATCTTGCGGCCCAGGCCAAGCACATCGCCCGCATCTGCCATGACGTTGAGACCGTTGTCCTGCCAGTACGCAGCCGCGCCCAGCGCGCTGGGCTCGATCTGCAGCAAGAGGTCCGGCTGCTCTTCGACCGGCAAGCCGATCAGCTCGCCGATACGCTGGTAGTTGCCCCGGAAGGTGTGCTGCATCGGGCCACGGCCACGGTGGCGATAGCCATCGCCGCTGGCTTCGTTGCCGTTGCCCAGCAGGTCGGCGTAGACGAAGTTGGCCAGACCAACCGGATTGCGCAGGAACCTGGGCGCTTGTGCCGGCGTGATGCGTGTGCCGAAGACTTCCAGCAGCCGGGCGCTGGTGGTGTACGTCAGCCCTTCTTCCATCCGCGACAGGCTCAGGCTTTCGTGGCCGAGCTGGCCCAGCCAATGCGCAGCGCGGCGCTTGGTGGTGATGCCGAAGCGATTGGCGGCGGCGAGCAGTGGGCCGTGCCAGCGCTGTGCGCGTTGCGGCGAGCACTGCATGATCGAGGCGAGTTGGGTATCGGTAAACATCAATCGACCTTCAGGATGCGCGCCACATTCCCCCGGGCGCGGTAGGTGAGCACGGCCAGCACGATCAACGTGCCCAGGTGCCAGAGACTGACTTGCGAGCGGGCGCCCGCCAGCAGGATGTGCAGCGCCTGGCCGCCGGTGCTGGCGATCAGCAACCACGCGCACCAGCCCGCGCCACGCCGGTGACGCGCATCGACTGGCCGGTGGTAGGTAAGCAGGCGGACGCAGATGGCCAGCGAGGCCATCAACGTCAGGACGGTGACCAGGCTATGCACTGGGCGGACCTCCACGACGTAGGAAGGAAAAGTTGAAGGACTTGCTCTTTTCGATCAGGCCCAGCGTGACGGTGATGGCGCACGCGGCGCTGGCAAAGGCGGCGACGCCGCTGGACTTGATCGGCAACCAGCGCAGCAGCTCCGGCGCCAGCTGGTAGCCGGCGATCACGCTCACCGGGAAATAGATCAGCCGCGCCAGCAGCGGTTGTTTGGTGGCAGACACCACGAACAGCGCGCCGCCTGCAAAGGCGCCGATCAATGCATCGCCGTCGATGCCAGGCAGCACGGAGGCCAGGCCCACACCGGTGGCGATCAAAAAGCCGCTCGAGACGGAGGTGGGTTCGGTCATCAGTTCAGTCCCATAGCTGCACGAGCGGGGTCATCGCTGCTGTGGTGGTGGTTACCTCGGGCAACTCCACCGGGGTGCCATGCGGAAGCACGGCGCCCCGTTCGGCCAGGCCGGGATTGAGGAGATAGGTCCGCTCGACCAGTCCGGCCGTGCTGCCCAGGTGGCGCCAGCACAGCAGGTCGACGGTGTCGCCTTGCATGGCGTGCACGCGCATCAGATGAGCTCCACCGTGCTGCGCGGCAGGTTCTGCAGATCACGCACCGCCCAGCGCTGGTCGCGGCGCAATTCGGTGATGCTCGGCGTCAGGTCATCGGCGCGCTGGTTGGCGCTGTTGGTGGCATCGAAGCTGCGGTAACGCTCTGTCACCTCGACGGCGGTGGCACACGCCACCGCACGCAGGTACAGCTGCACGCGGCGCGAGACGCCGTCGACGGTCGTGCTGGGGACATCGCTCAACGCCGCGTAGCCGGCCGCCTGCTGCGTATCCGCCCAGGCCTGCAGCGCGTCGTTGACCGCCAACATGGCGGCAACGATCGCCTGGCGCAGACGCGCATCGGTGACGGTGCCATCCAGGCGCATGCTGGCCCGCACATCGTCCGGTGCAATCGCCGGCCAAAATGGCGCATTGGCGATCGCATCAGGCGTGGCGCTGGTGGTGCCGGTGGCCGTGAATCCGCTCATGGATGGCTCGGAAGAGATCGCCGGTGGTCGGGGCGTCACCGCAGCGAGGTGCGTGCTGTGGATCAGCCCCGAGCCGGCGAGGGTTGCGGGGACGCTCGGTTATGCGCTGGTGCCGGAAGGCTCAGCGCTGAACTTCTTCAGGAGCCGCTCGGCGCGCTCCAGATCTTTCTTGCCGCCACAGCTGCTGTGTAGTGCGATGGCGCGCTGCAGGTCGGCGACAGCCGCCGCCACGATCGGCTGCGCCTGGTCGGCCGGCGTCTCGTCGGCCATACCCGCCAGGCAGGCGCGGGCCAGCGCCAGGTGCAGCTTGGCGCGCACCTCGTCGGGCATGTCCTGCTCGGCCGTCAGCGCGGTGGTGTCGGCTAGCACGGCCGCATCGAACGGCTGGCCGGTCTTCTGCGCCGACAGCGCCGCTTCGGCAATCTCTTCGGCCAGCACGCAGCCCACCGTGCGGGAGAAGCGGTCGGGCATCTGCAGGTTGTGCTTGAGCACATAGGCGCCCAGCTCCAGCGCGCCGGCATAGTCGCCGGCATCAATGCGCCACACCATGCACGTCATGACGATCTCGTCCTGTGCGCCCTGGCCGCCGGCCAGCACGCCGGCCAGATACGGCACGTAGGTCGGCAACAGCTGCACCTTGAGCGCCGCCTTGCCCTGGGTGGACTGGATCTGCTTCAGCCGCAGGCGATCGCTTTGCAGCTGCGCCATGTGCTGCTCGTAGGCCGTTGCACCGGCCATCAGCTGGTGCGGGGCGCGCTGGGCCGCTTCCAGCTCGGCGAGCACGCGGCTGTGGTGACGCTTGGCGGGACTGTCGGCCATGGCTTAGGCCTCGATCTCGATGTGCTCGACCACGCAGCCCAGGCCGTAGTCCTCGACCACGTAGGCATCGTTGGAGGACTCGTAATTCTCGACGCGATCGCGCGCGGGCACTTCCTGGATGTAGCGGCGACGGCCGCCGGTCTGGTAATAGATCGACAGGTTCGCCAGCGAAGTGACCATCAACGCGCCGTCCGGCAGGTACGGCACCTCGGCCACCTGCAAGCCGCCCACACGGCGCTGGCTCAAGATCAGATCGGTGGCGATCTTCTCGCTGGCCGGCTGGTCCTTGTTGAGCATCGGGAAATACTTGTCGTGCATCAGGTCGCGGCCCAGCACGACCACCAGACTCGGATCCTTGCGGTGCCACGGGTCGAGCAGGTTACTCACCACATCGAACACCAGCGCATCGAGGTTGCCGTAGTCGGCGCCAGCTGCACCGCCGATGACCACCTTGCCGGCGGCCTTGCCGCTCGCCAGCACGCGCTGGGCCGCGTTGGTGCGGTACTGCTGCAGCCAGCCGATATTGACGTCTTCCAGCAGCGGGAACGCGACGCGGTCGGTATCGGCAGCGGCGTGCGTGCCGTTGAAGCCGATCTGCAAACGGTCCAGCGCCTGGCGCTTGACGATCGCATCGCGCAGGCGTGCCTGGAAGTCCGGGAACTTGGCCCAGGTATCGAGCAACGCATACGGGATGGCGGTGTCGAAGTCGGTCTTCTTGGCGAGGTACTCGTTCTTGTCGAGCGCGGCGACATTGCGCGGGGTGCGCGTCTTGCCGGCGCCGGTGTCGGTGCGGCTGGCGATGCTGCCGGTGACGCCGATGCCCACCTTCTGGCCGGACAACTCGTCCACCGGGATGATGTTGACCTTGGACAGGAACTCGCTGGATTCCTGCATGCGCGATTCCAGCTTCTGCTGCACGGTCGGTTCGACGGCGAACGAGTGGAAAGCGGAGGTGATGCCGTTGAGCTTGGCGATCTGCTCGGCGAACTGGTTGAACTGCAGGCGGGTGGCGTTTTGCATGGTGGCTCCGAAGGTGGGGCGCTGGCGGCGTGTGTGGTGTGTGGGATCAGCAGTCGGTCAGCACGGCCGCGCCGCCGCCGGTGACCACCGGGCGTGTGGGCTGCGAGGGGTCGGCCTGCTGCGACAGCAACTCGCGCAGCTGCGCCAGGTCGTTCGCCAGCTGTTCGTGCTTGGTCTTCTGCGCGGCGTGTTCGGCCTGCAGGCCGGCGAACCGTTCGTCCTGGCCACGCACGTGCTCGGCGATCTCTTCGACACCCTGGCCGAGGTCGGCGAACTGCTGGGCAGTGAGGTTGGTTGCGTCCTCGCTCCTGAGCGCGGTGCGAATCCGGCTAAGCAAGTTGGCGACCGAGCCTTCGCTGACCTCGCTGAATTCCAGCGTGGTTTCTTCGGCGACGGTGAACAGGTTGCCGGGTGATTGCTTGCGATCGGCCAGCGGATTGGCATCCGGGTGTTGGCTGGCAAAGATCAGCATCGAGGTACCCAAGCTCGCGGGCGAATCAGTGACGGCCAAGCCGACCAGATACGCCTTGCCGGTGTTGGCGAATTTCTCCTGCACCTCGATGCTGGTGTAGAGCTTCTGCTTGGACTTGTTGATGGTGATCAGATCGGCGGTCGGCTCGATCTGTGCGAACAGCGCCAGACGCTTGCTGCCATCGATCTCGACCTCTTCGGCCTTGACCGCGGTGACATCGCCATACGCCCGGAACGGCGAGTCCGGCAGCAGGCTGCGCATGTGCTCGATCCAGATGCGCGCACCGTAGGTCTCGCGGTCGTAGGTGGCGGCCATGTCGTCGATCCAGCTACGTTGGATCGTGCGGCCATCGGTGGTGGCGCCTTCGACGGCCACGCGAAACCAGTTGGAACGGAACTTCTTGGTCTTGCCCGACATGGGTGTCCTCTGCGCTGGATGCGTTTGCGATGACCCATGGTCAAACGCGACGCACAGCGCAGCAACGAAACCACCGTGTAAACAAGGTGGTTACGCGTCGCTCAACTGTCGGGATTAAGAGGTGGGCTGCACCCTGGTCGGCATGCAGAGCGTTTCCACCCAGCTCCCGATGGACACCCGCAGACAGGCCAAGTTCCTGTACTGGATGGGATGGCGCGTGACCGAAATTGCGCAGGCCATCGGCGAGAACGCGAAGACTGTACACAGCTGGAAGTCGCGTGACGAGTGGGATCGCGCAGACAACGTGGAGCGCATCGGTGGTGCACTGGAAGCGCGCCTTGTCGTGCTGATCATGAAACCGGAAAAATCCGGTGGCGACTTCAAAGAAATTGATCTGCTGCATCGGCAGTTGGAGCGCCAGGCGCGCATCCAGCGCTACCAAGGCGGCGGCAACGAAGCCGACTTGAATCCGGCCGTGGCGAATCGCAACGCCGCGCCGAAAAAGAAGCCCAAGCGCAACGACTTCACTGAGGAACAGGTCGAGCAGCTGACCACGGCATTCATCGACGGCTGCTTCGACTATCAGCGCGATTGGTACCGGGCCAGCAACGAGCGTACCCGCGTCATCCTGAAGTCGCGTCAGATCGGTGCGACGTTTTATTTCGCCCGTGAGGCGCTGATCGATGCGCTCACCACCGGGCGCAATCAGATCTTCCTCAGCGCATCCAAGGCACAGGCGCATCTGTTCCGTGGCTACATGCAGCAGTTCGTGCGCGAGACGATCGACGAGACGCTCTCCGGCGGCGACAGCATCGTGTTTCCCAACGGCGCCGAGCTGTTCTTCCTGGGAACCAATGCGCGCACCGCGCAGGGTTACCACGGCAATTTCTACTTCGACGAATTTTTCTGGACCTACGGGTTCAACGAATTGAACAAGGTCGCCAGCGGCATGGCGATGCACAAGAAGTGGCGCAAGACCTACTTCAGCACGCCATCGAGCATGGCCCACGAGGCCTACACGTTCTGGACCGGCGAGCGCCGCAACAAGGGCAAGCCGGCCGCGCAGCGGATCCAAATCGATGTCTCGCACGATGCATTGGCCGGCGGGCGCCGCTGCCAGGACCGCGCCTGGCGGCAGATCGTCAACATCCTCGACGCCCAGCGCCGTGGCTGCGACCTGTTCGATATCGACGAGCTGAGCGAGGAATACAGCCCGGACGCCTTCGCCAATCTGCTCATGTGCGAGTTCGTCGACGACGGCGCCAGCATCTTCTCGCTGGCGATGCTGCAGCCGTGCATGGTCGACAGCTGGGTCGAGTGGGGCCAGGACTACAAACCGTTCGCCGTGCGCCCCTATGGCGATCGCGCCGTGTGGATTGGCTACGACCCCGCCGAGACGGGAGATACCGCCGGACTGGTTGTGTTGGCACCACCGCAGCAGCCCGGCGGCAAGTTCCGGCTGTTGGAGCGGATCCAGTTCCGGGGCATGGACTTTGCCAAGCAGGCAGCCGAGATCGAGCGCATCACGCGCCGCTACTGGGTGACCTACATCGGCATCGACACCACCGGCATGGGCAGCGGTGTGGCGCAGTTGGTGAAGCAGTTCTTCCCGAATCTGGTCACCTTCAGCTACTCGCCTGAAGTGAAGACACGCCTGGTGCTCAAGGCGTTCGACGTTATCCACAACGGGCGGCTGGAGTTCGACGCCGGCTGGACCGACGTGGCGCAGTCGTTGATGGCCATCCGCAAGACCATGACGGCCAGTGGCCGGCAGTCCACCTTCAGCGCTGGCCGCTCGGAAGAGACCGGCCACGCGGACCTGGCGTGGGCACTGTTCCACGCGCTGCAGAACGAACCGCTGGAAGGGCGCACCGCGCGCAACTCCGGCTTCATGGAGATCTCTTGATGTTGACCGACCAGCTGCCCGCCACCGCGCCTGCAGCGCCAGCCGTGCCCGCACGCACCGAGGCGTTCACCTTTGGCGACCCGACGCCGGTGCTCGATGGGCGCGGCGTGCTGGACTATCTGGAGTGCTGGCAGAACGGGCGCTGGTACGAGCCGCCGATGGCGCTGGATGGCCTGTCCAAGACCACGCGCAGCAATCCCTTCCTGCAGTCCGGGCTGATCTTCAAGCGCAACATGCTGGCGCGCACCTTCAAGCCGCATCGGCTCCTGACGCGTGAGGCCTTCGAGCAGCTGTCGCTGGATTGGATCACCCTGGGCAATGGCTACCTCGAGCGCCGCCGCAACCGCATGGGCGGTGCGCTGTCGCTGGCTGCGCCGTTGTCCAAGTACATGCGGCGCGGTATCACCGAGGGCGAGTACTTCCAGGTGCGCACCTGGCACGACGAGCACGTGTTCGAGCCGGGCAGCGTGTTCCAGCTGCGCGAAGCCGATGTCGATCAAGAACTCTACGGCCTGCCTGAGTGGATGCCGGCGATGCAGTCCGCGCTGCTCAACGAATCGGCCACGCTGTTTCGCCGCAAGTACTACAACAACGGCTCGCATGCCGGTTTCATCCTGTACCTGACCGACCCGCAGCAGAGCCAGGAAGACGTCGATGCGCTGCGCACCGCCATGAAGGGCGCCAAGGGGCCGGGCAACTTCCGCAACCTGTTCCTGTATTCGCCCGGCGGCAACAAGGATGGGCTGAAGCTCATCCCGGTCAGCGAAGTGGCGGCCAAGGACGAGTTCAGCGGCATCAAAGGCATCACCCGCGACGACATGCTCGCCGCGCTGCGCATCCCACCGCAACTCATGGGCATCGTGCCGCAGAACGCAGGCGGCTTCGGATCGATCCGTGAGGCCGCTGCCGTGTGGGCCGCCAACGAGCTGGAGCCGCTGCAGGCGCGCATGCTGAAGATCAACGACTGGGTGGGCGATGAGGTGATCTCGTTCACCCAGTACGCGCCGCCAGCGACCGCGTAATCCTTTCCCACCGCAAGACCACGCAATGCTCAAGAACCTCCGTTGTGGCGAATGCGCCCGCCTGCTGTGCAAGGCCGGCGCCTTCGATGAAATCCAGATCAAGTGCCCACGCTGCGGCACGCTCAATCACCTGAAGGCCGAGAGCCTCACCTCCGATCGCCGCGAGCGAATCCAAGAAGGCTCTCACCATGAAAAACCAGCTCCTGCAGGGCGACGCCCTGACCATCCTGCCCACGCTCGAAGCGAATTCGTTCGACGCACTGATCACTGATCCGCCCTACGCGAGCGGCGGCCTCACCGCCGCGGCTCGCGCGCGTCCACCCTCGGCAAAATACTGCCGCGATGGCGACCATGCCGACTTCGTCGGCGACGAGCGCGACCAGCGTGGCCACCTGGCGTGGATGCAGCTGTGGCTATCGGAGTGCGCGCGTCTTTTGAAGGAGGGAGCGCCGGTGCTGCTGTTTACCGACTGGCGGCAGCTGCCGCTTACGACCGACGCGCTGCAGGCGGCCGGCTTCAAATGGCGCGGCGTCGCCGTCTGGGACAAGACGGAGGGCGTGCGTCCGCAGCTGGGGCGGTTCCGCAACCAGGCCGAATACATTGTGTGGGGTAGCAAGGGCGGCATGCCGTTGGATCGCCGCGCGCCGGTGCTGCCGGGCGTGGTGCGGACACCGGTGCTCAAGGCTGACAAGCATCACCTGACCGGCAAGCCCACCGAATTGATGCGCAGCCTGGTGCGGATCTGTGAAGCGGGCGGCCGGATCCTGGATCCGTTCGCAGGCAGCGGCACGACGCTTGTGGCGGCGGAGCTGGAGGGCTACCGCTGGACCGGTGTGGAGATGACGCAGCACTACGCCGACGTCGCGCGGGCGCGGGTGGCTGCGCTTTGAGCCAATAGCGGCGGCGAGGATATCGCCGCCGCTATCGCAGCGTGGTCAGCGTTCAATCGCTGTCATAAACTGTTGAGTGAAGTTTGCTTGTGCGAATAAAGCTAGCGGCTAGACTCGGGAATGAATAAGCAGGGCCCTAGCTTTTGCCCTTGATGCCGACAGTCGACAGCTTTCTCCCACAGCGGCTGAGCGAAGGAGCCGGCGATCAGGCCGATTAATAGCCAAGCGGGCACGTAAAAGCCGAGCCTATGCGTCGGTGGATCCTGTCGCTTGGAATAAGCTTCAATTCGGCGAATATAGTGACCGATAAGCCAAAGCAAGGGGAGCATGACGGCGAAGGCCAGGGTCATTATACCGATGGAGAAGTTAGGCACGTTCGGTCCTAGTTTGGGTGTAATGGATGGGCGGAGGTGGAAAAGAGCGATGTCTAGCTCAATAACGTAGAGTCAGTAACGTCTAATAGGCCAACATGGGCCATGCGAGCTTCGACCTGGTGCGCGCGCTTTAGGTGATCAGGATTGTTGAGGTCGAAGCACTCATTAACGGCTATGATCACAGTTCCTCTTCGGGCTATTGGGATCAATGCGGCCGCCTCGGGTATATGCTTCGGTTCAACGGCGTGAGGAACAAAGCCCATCCAGCCTAGCCAACGGCGATGGGGGAAAAGTTGGCGGTCCATCATGTACATATCAAATCCGCGTTTGCCGTCAGCCCTGGCAGAATGCGCGTCCACGCTAACGAATTCGACCGTTTCTTGCTTTGATATGGCCTTAGTAAAGCCCTTTGCGATTTCTAGTGTTTTATCGCTGCCAAAAGCGTTAACCGGCTTATAGACTTCGGCTTTGATGAGGCCCATAGCCGGTACATAGTCAATCGTGGAACTTCCATTTTTAAGCCACGAATCTTGACTCTTTGCGGTGGTCAAATAGCTTGCGAAGCTTCCCTCATGGGGTAATCCGGGGAATTCCTCTTGATTGCTATCGACATTTCGTTTAATGCAGTTTAAATAATTATCCTTATCAAAAAAGCTTTCTGCTTGCTTATTGTCGTCGTGAGGTATTTCATACCAATCCGCAAAAAAGGGGTCTAGTGCGCGGAGCTCGGTAATTAAAGAGCGCAGATGATCATATCCCTCATGAAAGTCAACTTTCGCTGCAGGAAGTGATGCATAAATTACGAAACGAATCATAGTTTTCTCACGGTGTGAGTCTGCACAAGGATGCGTTATATCCGAACGCAACTCTAGCTGCTGCAAAGCAAGTCTCGGTCATAAAATGCCATTCAAGTTTCGCTGGGCTACCCGCACTGTCAATCCTAAGCTTTTGGCTGGTCATCTGATTAACCCACTTAACTAGCATGGTGGGCTTTTTAACCCATGATTTTATTTGGCCATCAGAAGTGAACATAAAGTCATAATCCGCTTTCGCCTCAATGACAGTGCATGCGCTTCGCCAAAATCCGTCGAAACGGATTCCTTCAAACAGCCACTCGCTGACAGTTATCGACTCTTCCTTTGAGCGCAGCAGCTTCGCCCGAATGCGGTCTGTCTGCGTGCCCCCGTAGGTGAAATCAAAGTGCTCTGGCGCTGCCCGCATGTTGGCGATGCGAATTTGATAATCGAAAGACGGATATTGCGTATAAGGGATGGTGTAATTGGCTGGAACAATCCATCCCCGTGTCAATTTGCAGCTATTGCACTGATTCTGGTTGCTGGTCTGCGAACAGTCCGCCTCGCGGGCTTCCACGCGTGGTTCAGCTTTTGTGTCTGGCTTCACGCCCAAGGCGTCTTTGAGCTTGCTCCAGACCTGGCCGATTGTGGGGCCGCCCAGCGGGTCTGTTTGTGATGGGTCCCAGCCACCGGGGCGGGTGATGGGCGGCGGCGGAATCGGAAGGGGTACGGCGACCATGGCGGTGCTCCTTTCAGTCGATATCCGATGACAGCATGGCGAGCAAGTCGGCCGCTGTCAGGTTGGGGGTGTTGGTCTGTGCGAACCATACCTTGGTAAGGGGCTGATCACGCAATCCTCGCGCCCAGGCGACGTCAGCCTTGACCCAGCCCACCAGTGTTGGCAGGTGAGTCATGCCGAAGGCGTTGACGGCGTGGCGATAGCTGGTCTGCACGTCCGCCAGCAGTTGGACATCGTCCCGGCTGGACACCGCAGCAGGGTGGTCGCCGCGTACTTCCGCAGCCAGACGTGGCAAAAAACTGCCCGGATCGGGCAGGCAGAGCTTGGCGTATTGCTCAGGTGTCAGCTGCAGCATCGGCGGCCTCCTGCAGCTTGCGCGCTTCGTCTCGGAACAGCGTCCAATGTTGGCCAAGCGCCATGACCTGCCATTCGAGAATCGGGCCGAGCAGTTCCAATTGCTGCGTCAGTGTCAGTACCTCCATGTAGCGCAGCCAGGCACGCGCGTCGTAGAAGCGCATGAGCGCCAGGCTGCCGTCTGGCAGCTCAACGTCGAGCTGTTGCTCCAAGTGTGTGAACAGTTCGTCGAAGGGTACTTCCGATGCCAGGCGCGTCGCACCGGCTGCAGTGCGTCCAAGTTGCGCTAGCCACGTATCCAGCCCCGGATGCACCGCCCCGATTGGCAATTCGATCAACCATGGCGAGGCGGCCACATGCTCGGCCTCCGGTTGATGCTCGAACAACGAGCGAATTTCGAGGTCTGACGCCGCCGCATGATGTTGCAGCGTGGAGAGATAGGTCGGATCCACCGCGCAATCTATGACTGCGAATTGATACCAGGTCCTCATGTGCGGCTCAACAGTGGTGCGCCTTCGCCGGCGCCGGAGAGCAGGCATTCCAGACAGACAGGCGGCTTATCCAGAGGCATAGCGATGCCGGGCGATTCCGAAGCAAGCGGGGCAAGTGACTGGCTGTCTGTTCCGGCCCCCAACTCCACGTAGTTGCGCGACTGGCGCTGCGTGCTGATCGTGCAACCGCAGGCGAGGTGGGCACCGTCCAGCGCGACCGGCTGGCCTTCGATGATGATCGTGGGATCGCCGTCGACGATGGCAAAAACCCCTTTGTGCTTGCGGCACGTTGCGCGGTCGCCGACGCGTGCGACTGGCAGGCCGTCGACGTCGGTCTCTCTGGAACCGGTGATCACCTGGCCACCACCACTGGTCGGATCTCCGACCACGATCCACATCCTGCGCAT